AATTTGATCCATCATATATTTTTAATTTATCATCACTCGATTTCCCGTAAAACATGAATTTCACAGGGTTACTAGGATCTGAACCGCCGCTATTGTTTGTTTTTACCGCATCAAGAATACTATTTATATCAGCACGAACTACGTTTCCTGCTGCATTATCAACGGTATAGTTTGTGACCTGAGACACTAATCTTCTACAGTTTCAATCATTCTATACCCCTTTGCCGAAACCTACAGCCTGATAACTAAAGTTTCTATCCTTGCTTGTACTTCCATTCTTAAAGTGAACAGTAAATCCTGTTCCTGAAACATTAGATAATTCAAAGAAATCACCTGACTCCATGCCTTGAGCCGTAATACCAATCGAAGGTAAATAAGCATTAGCACCGCCAAGACTTGCCGTTCCAACAAAGAAGGGTTTATCGAAAGTTACATTTTTAGCTCCAGCCCCAGAAGCAATTGTTGTTGTACTTTGTTCAGTCCTAGATTGCAATATTGCGCTATACCCTAACTGTTGAACATTGATATTTTGGTTGGTATTTGTTGTCGCTACATTTGCTTTAAATTTAAACGCTCTTGCTTTAAATTCTCCGTTAGCGAAAGCATTAAAATCACCAAAACTAGAGGCATCTGTACTGGTTTTTACAAAAACTTGGCAGTCAGTATCATTGGCTGGATCTCCATCCCAATTAGGAACATCATCAACATTGCCCCAAGAGTCAATATTGTTTCCAATTAAGACACCTAAACTTTGAATATGTCTTTTTAAAGTCAGTGTAAACACACCGCCTAAATCTAAAGTATCTGCAAATTCATAAGTACCTGTCAGATTAGCTGAAGGATCTGTTAGCTGTAACGCTCCACCTGTATAAGTGACATTTGTTTTTGTACTTGTGCAACTACCTGATCCAGAAGCAGAACAAAAAGGTTGAGCCAGTAAATCTTCTCGTTTTGTTAAAACTGCTAATTGTTGTCCTACGTCTGGAATATCAATAATGACACTTGTTTCCCCTGATGAAAATCTTCCACCATCATCTTGGAATTTTAAAATGTACTCACCGTCTAATGCTGGAACGATTGCTTCAGAAGTATTACCAGCCAAAGCATTAACAAGATCAACTGAACCTGCAAACGTACCAGATCCATCTGTTTTATTGGAGTGCCTAACATAAACTCTTCCTCCATGTAAAACATCAGCATCGGTTGACTTATCCCATCTCAACCTCATCAAATGATCGCCAACTGGTTCTGCTGTTAAATTTGCAACATTAGCTGGTAAGGCTGTTTTACCTTCTGCATTAAATGATTGACTTAAAGGTGTATTTGATACTTGTAATGCTGCATTAAATGAAAATATTTCAAATTCGTATGTTCCTAATTCACTGTTATCTATTGTGATGTCAGGTCTAAAAACAACTTGACTTTCATAGTTACCATTTTCAAATCTGTATTGAATTAAATATTGACTAACCCCAGTAACAGGAACCCAAGTAACAAATAATCTTGATATAGCGACACCGTTTCTTTCAATCGTTTTTTCTTCAAAACTTACAGAAGTAGGAGGTGCTGCTGGTGCGTTTAATATCGAAACATTCCTTGCTGGTAAAGAAATACCTTCTTCAATATTTGCATATTTATTTGGTCTATAAGATAAAGCTGTAATTTTATAGTTAATCCCATCAGCTTCTTCTACTGTTATCACTCTAAATTTTTGAGCTTCAATTGTATCGCTAACTAAAAACCAAATTGCGTTTACATTTGGTACTTCAGATAAAGCAGCATCTAAACTAATAACTCCATTAGTAATACTTAAAACATTTTTTGTTTCTACAGAATTATCAGGCATGAGTACACTGACTTTTTGATTCGCTCCACCAAATGTTGATAAATCTTGTGTGTCATCAACAGTAATCGCAGTTGTAGTTGCAGTATTTATACGCCCAGAACGCCTAGCACCACTACGAACTGGATCGTTTATATCTATAACTGCTCCAGGTCTAATTGTTACTCCAGCATCTACAGATGTAGTAAATGCAACAACCTCTGACTCATTTTGTTCCGCAAAAAGTATTGCTTTACCTAATCTTTGGGCTTGACCACGACTTGTGCAAGCAAAAGCTCTTACATCTTTTTTGACAACTCCTAGTTTCGTTTTGGCAGTGCTATCTTCTACGACCTCATAATCTATTTCTCTCGAATCCATATTGTAATAACTAACAGCTACTACAGAATGTCTTGTTTTAAGTGACGATCCAGAATAAGAAAACCCTTCTTCCGTTACGTTTGCAAGGCTAAATAAAAAGCTTGCATCAGTTGGTTTATCTTGTGCAATTGTTATTGTTCCTGCACTCCATATCGGCATACATCTCATCACCCCACAAAGTTCTTCAATAACAGTAAATGCTTCGTTTGCAGATAAAATATTAACATTGCAGCTAAATCTTGCTTCAGTATCCCCAAAACCATCATCAACTAACTCGTTAGCAAATTTAGAAGCATTAACGAAACTAAATAAATCTAAATTACTATCAGTTATATGATCTCCCAATCCATATCTGGTAGTTGTAAGAAGATCAAGTAATACCATTGCAGGGCATGAACACCACTGCGCCGCAGCCATTGTGCCATTAAATATATAACCAGTCGGATATACAATTCGACCTGTAACACTATCAACAGTAGGCGTTCCAGAACCAGAAGCTCCTGCACCTGGAATCCTAATTTTTACACCCCTTATTCTATATTTTCTATTTGGAATATTACTTACTATTTTACTATCAAGCTTCAATGCAGCATAAGCACTGTTAGCATAAGTTTGTTTATCATCTATTAATTCTTGCATCGACAAGACATTAAAAGAGTCTTGAAGAGAAGAAGTTGTACTATCAGCCGTTATGCGTAAAACTCTTACGTCAACAGGAAACGCTCCATCAATTTCTACTCTGTAATCTTTGGAATACGAATCACTAGTACGACCTGTAACAGTATCAGTAAATAAAGTAGAAAAACCCCCAGAATTGTATTGGATCTGGACTCTTATTTGAACGCTAGAACCTAATAAATCACCATTATCTTTTGCTTCTTGTAATTGAGGAAAGTTAACAGTAACTCGAACAGCATCAACATCTGTATTTGTAATTGACTGAGTAACTCCACCATTGGCAACAGTACATGGCTTTGGGAAACCAGAAATAGGACTAGAGGATTGTTGAACACCAGGAATATGAGATTGACCTCCTGTACCAAAACGAGGAGTAAAACTTACATCTTGAAAGTTATAATCTGTAGTTGACGGACCTGTTGAATCAGCACCAGGGTTAAGGACAGGAGTGTTATCTAAATAAACATCTTTTAAAGCAGCAGTGTTATATGCAGTTGTACCTTGCGTTCTTCCTTCTTTAGACGCAGTCGCCCAACCTTCTATTTCACCTTCACTAATTAAATCTTGGATCGTTACAAACTGCCTACTATTTAAAGTATCAGGCGCACGGGTTGGTTTAGGAGGAGGTGAAGGTCTTCCACCACCAGATCCTCGTATTATTTTGCTCATGCTGTCACCTGATCAGTCGTTAAGTTCATACTAATAACTGTCGAGCCAGTCATAATCTCACCGTAAACGATTGGATGAGTAGTTCCTGCTCTGGAGGTGTTTGGCGTTCCACCAAAGTCAAATGAGATACGTGGGTCTTGATCGTTTTCAAACTTTTCTGGTTTAGGAAGAGGAAACAGTATATTTGTTACTCCCTGCAAAACTAAACTTGCTCCGACCATTGTTGCACCACTAGCCCACCAAGCTGCACCTTGAAAAGCAGTACCAGCTTTTAATCCTGCTAAAGATGCTCCACCCGTAGTAAAAGCTAATCCTATTAAAGCTGCCCCTAGTAAAATCCTTCCTGTATTCCCTCCAGCACCAGCAATGACAGGAACAATTTTGATCTCTTCTGCTACTGGATAATGAATCTCTTTTTCTCCAATATCTATCCCATCGGTTAAAACTTGGTAATGTTGTGTATTCATGTGTGCCTCCAATTGAGGCCAATTCATTAATAAAAACCTTATAGAATCTCCAACACTATTTACATGAGCGTCTAATTCGCTATGTCCTGTGATCTCTTTTAGATCACCATAAAGTTTAATTGTTTTCAACATACCGATACCTGCCTCCCGTACATTTTAGCAACCATTCAGAGTATGGTTCCTGACAACTTAAGCGATCTGCTAAGTGATGTAAAACTTCCCCATTTAAAAAGATTGCAACATGATTTAACCCCTTTCCCAGAATTGACATAAATAACAAATCACCATTTTCTAATTTCTCTTCTGGTTTTAACAAACGAAATCCTGTTGCTTCTGCACAATCTTCAAACATAGGCTTTTCTAAAAATTCTTCAGGTGTAACAGGTCTTTCCCAATCCATCAAAATAATATCCTTTTCTTCTAAATACCAATCTCTAACTAAACTCCAGCAATCAGTAACGCCCCAACACCACGGTCTTCCTTTTAACGCTGGTCTATATCCTGTCGGTTCGTAATATCCCCATTGTTCTGTTTTAGGGTTAACAATATGCCACGGTAATCCACCTGCTTCACAGCTAACTCGATCAGCTTCACTTGCTGTTGCTGGAGTAGTTGGATGAGAATGAATAACACTAACTATCTGACCTAAACTATCTGCTTTAACGTAATCTTCTGGATCTAAAATAAAACACTGATGAGAATAGGTTGATAAATTATGACAAGGATAATAAACTTTTTTACCTTTAATATTTAACAATAAGCCAACAGATTCTTTAGGATCTTCTTCTTTAGCGTGTTCTAAAGCTTTCTCTTTCCAATCCATTAAACAAACGTACCAATAGAAGGGAATAAATCTCTAGTACATTGTCTCTTCGGTAATCTGATTCCTGCTAAATCACTAATACTTGCCAATTCAAACGTAACAAGATCTCTATTTTCAGCAGCTTTCCTATCTATGTAATAAATCTCTCTTGGAAATTCATTATTAGCAGCATCTCCATTACCACCAGAAAAATTACCAGCGTCTAAAAACTTAGCCAATGTCCTAATTCTTGTTACTTTTGACCCTGTCAAATCATTACCAGCAGTAACTTCATTAACCTCTAACATTACAGCAGTAAGTAAAGACAAAGTATTACTAACTGTCAATTGTGGTCTAGGAAGTTGTCCTTTTTGAAACGCAAAACCACTAGCTTCTACGGGGTATCTTAAGTATGTATTACTTTGCCAAATAATTTCACCATTTGCGTTTAAATTGCTTCCTGCATGAAAACGATAAGTCATTATAGTTTGACTTCCATGTAACGTAGAATCAAGTTCTAATTCAAATAATTCAATAATTGCAGATGGATTTGTACTCTGCAAATTATCAATAATAGGATCTAAACTCATGGTTCAAATACTTCCCTAAATGTTGCTGTAATTGTTGCTCTATTTAAGTAAGGAATTGATTTATTCCAACCATCACAAACAAACTTAGAAGCTGAACCCTCTCCAGGTGGCGTAAAATCAAAACTAGCTTGATCTAATGCTCTTGCGTCTAAAAATGTTTCTATGGTGTCTGCATCTGTTTCTGATACTGCGAACTTTAAAGAATAAACTTTTGGATTTGTATGTGCGTCCAGTCCGAATAAAATTCGATGTTCATAACCATCAGCAAAACGAACCACACGTTTATTAGGTGCTGATCTTTTTTGAACTCCATATTGCGGAGTGATTGAAGGAAATGTTGCCATTAACGTGTACCTGCTAAGAGTCCTCCTGGTCGTTGCTGATTAGCGATTTCAGCTTGAACTGCTGCTGCTAGCATACTTCCAAGTTGTTCAGCTTGCCCTGCATCTCCTTCTACTGCCGAACCAGAGGCATCTACGTTCACAACAATATTTGCTCCTCCCATTGCATGATTTGGAACGATACTACCGCTAGAACCTGGAACAAATAATTCTGGGCCTTTTTCTCCAACAATATAAGGAGTTCCTCCTGATACTGGGCCACCTGCTGCTCTTTTTGAAAAGCCCCAACCTTCTGCACCTGTAGGAATACCGCTTCCATGTGTTCCTGAACCAAAAGTTCCGTCTCTACCTGTACCCGTATTTGCTTGCGCCCCACCAGTAAAGAAATTCAAACCTATTCCTAATATCTTCATCTGTATTTGCTTTGCAATTATTTGTGCAGCCATGTCTAAGAAATGATCTGCTGTCCTTTGGAATAAGTTTCGTAAGGCTTCCTGTGCTGTCATCGAACCACTAACTATTCCT